AGTTGGACATGTCACGCTAGGTGCAATTGGAATAAATGTATTACAACTTCCTGTTTCTGTTAAAGTGACAGTTCCAGTTGTAGTAGGATACCCTCCAGCTTTATATAAACATGCAGAGCCTGTATATGCAAAATCAATTGTTGTAGTTGTAAGAGTTTGAGAGTCACATGGAAGATATGTCATTGTTCCACCGGTTGCTCCGCCATTAATTACATATTCTCTACAATTATCACTATCTACTAAACATATTGGCCATGCAATAATTACAACACCTGCTAAACCAAAGTTTATTGATGTATGATTATTATCTCTTTCACCTTGTCCACCTCTACCATATGCACTACCGGAGTTTACACATGTTCCAATTCTACCAGTATCTCCACCAGCTTGGCCTCCACCTCCTGGTGAAACACCAATTGTAGTTCCTGTTAAATTAAAATTTAATCCATCACCACCATTAGATGCATATAAACCAAAAGCTTGTTCATTGACTGTTAAAGTCGAACCGCTGTTTCCTGCACCTCCTCCACCTGTTGCTGAAATAACTGAAAAATTAGGATATCCATTAAATAGATAACCACCGGCATATCCTTGTGGATTGTATTGTATATCTCTATATAAATTAGGTAAAGGATTTGAACCATTTGTATTTTCATCACAAGCTCCTTGTGGGCCTGCACTTCTACCAACACCACCACCTGTTCCACCTGCAGCACCATAAAATATTTTACATTCAGCTGCACCTACTTGAGCTGAGTCATAATATCCAAATCCACCTCCACCTCCACCTACTGCAGTGAATACAGATGATGTAAATGGTGTATATACATTTGTATAATAAAACTTACTATCTTTTCCTTTAGCTCCTACTGTTCCTGGAGGTGGAAGTGTTGCACTACCTACTTCTATTCTATAACTTCCTGAAGTTATTGGAAGTTGATTATAATATACAATTCCACCACCGCCACCACCACCTGCTGCAAAATCAGCAGCTACAAAACTACCACCTGGACTTCCACTACCACCACTTCCTCCTGCACCAACAATTAATAATTTAGCTTGAGCAGTTGACCCACTTAATATGTTTAAAGATGCAGTAAATGGTGTAAGAGCATAACCTTCCAAATCACTCATTTCAAATTTATAGTATTGATAAAGAACACTTGCAGATATAAAACTACCAGATGTTATTACACCACTACCTGTAATAGGTGATACTGATGCAGAAATACATGCACCTTGAGAACTAAAAAATGTTGAAGGTATATACATACTATATCATTGTGTTTACTCCAACTCCGTATAATGCAGTCGTATCATAAGATTGGAAAGATAAAATATCTACCGCTCCTGTGATTGGTGTTGCAATATATGGGAAAGCTTGAGGAAATTTAAGTGTTTGACTATAAGTTAATGTTCCGTTTGTTGCCGGTTGTGTTATTCTTAAACCAATAGTTTCACCAGGTTGAACATTCGTTGCAGTTAAATGTGTATTTGTTCCACCAACTAATGTTAATGTAAAGAAATTACCTAATGAACAATCCATACTTGCTGTTTGAGAACTGATTGTCAAAGGAACTACTACACCTCTTACACTTCCACTAAATACTTCATTACCAATAAATGTATTGCTACCCGTTGTTGCATAACTTCCAGTAAATGATGATAGAGTATTTAATCTATTATCAGTTGATTGCGTGTATGCATTGAATGATGAAGTATTTAATTTTTGATTAATTTGATTTTGTAAGAAAGATGCAGTTTGTGTTAACTCTGCTTGTGTTGCAAAGTCAGCCTGTAAAGAACTACTAAATGCTTCTAATTGGTCTAATCTTAAATCAACTGATGTAGAGAATGGGCCTTCTAAAAAGTCTAATCTAGCATCTACACTTTGAGAAAATAAAAATACATTACCAACACCACTTAAAGTTGATGATGAAATATTTCCTAAAACATTTAAGTTGCCTGTAATACCCATAGAACCGGTCAAAGAACTGCTTCCTGACATTATCACATCACCGATAAGGGTTTGTGTATCTGCAGTAGTGTCTCCCAAAATATTAGACCCAGATGAGAATATAACGGATGAACTTTCTATCGTTGTTATTATCTCATATGCATTGATTGTTCCACTAACTACCAAATTGTTCGTTAAAAACATATTTGATGCAGTGATTTGATTACTTACTACTAAACTACCTGTTAAAGTAGTTGCACCACTCACTTCCAAATTACCATTAACTCTTACATTATCATTCACAGTCACCTTACCTTCTATGTCAAAGGTTCCTGAAACAATAAAGTTTCCATCAACATCTAAATCACCATTAATACTTAAATCTTCATTTACTATTACAGATTTAGAGAAGAACATATCTCCTGATGATGATATAGCAAATCCTGCATTATATCCTAAACCATCTTGCACCGTTATATAACCTTGCGGTGCTGGTGCTAGTGGTGGAAAAAATGAACTATCACTTCCTAAATGTAATAAGGATTGATACGACTGCGATACATATAATGAACTTAAACTTCCCATTTATTTTTATTTTATATTTTATTCATATTGCCACTCTCTAAAGGCATTTACTGGAGCTAAATCCCAAGTCTCTGGTGTTGTTGACCATACTTTTGGGTTAATCCATAATTCACAATTTTCACAAGTTCCATAATCACTTAATGGTAATGGTAGAACTTGTAAGTTTACAAAATCAAAATCATCCTCACCTTCAAATGTATCACCGACAGTGAAACATCTTAATCCTGTATAATTTTGTAATGATGGTGTCCAAACTGGAAAAGTTTTTGTTGAAAAAACTTGTCCTTCTGTCACAGGTTGTTGAATTACTGCTTTGTATTCACCACCTATTATACACTCATCAATTAAATATCCACTACCACTCGGATTAATTAAAAAAAAAAGACAACGGTTTTTATCGTTGTGAGTAGTCAGAGTAAATGTGGCTACCCACCCTGCCAGTCCGTTATTGAACTGGTCACTAAACGGAGCACATTGTATTTCACCAGGTATTTCAAAACCTGCAACTCCTCTTTGTGTATACGAAGTTAAATCGTTTAGTATTGCTAATGTATTTGCATGAATATCAACTACATCATTAACACCAAAGAAAGGAACTGTCTGTGCGTTAGTGGTTGGATTACTTTCGTTATTTTTATTTTTAATCTTATCAGCAATTGTCAATTGGACTGTGAAGTTTGTCACATTTGTTCCAAAAGAAGTATCGGTAATAAGGATATTTCCAAAAGGATACGCAGGAAACTGCTCATTATCTATATTAGTTATATCACCCTGTGTGACAACCTGTATAGATGGATGGTTCTTCATTATAGTCTTAAAGTAATTAAGAGTATTATAATAAAGAGTGTAATTGGTTCCTGTGTTATGAACAATTTGTTGAGCCATAGTATTATAATTGTATTCCTCCGAAGTATTGATTACTTTGGTCAGGATATATTTGAGTTTGATTACCTACTGTCTGTAAGTATTGTGGAATTTCGTTTGAATATGCAATTAGATAGTTTTGTAATCTCAATGCATAGTAATCAGCGTTATTCAATGCCTTATTCAAAAGATAATCTATTTCTGATTTAGTTGGTGCAATACCTTGTTCACTTTGTTGTTTCACTGCACCATTTGATTTAAATTGCACAGATGAGAATGGTATATACTCAACACAACCATACCATATCAAAGTATTTTTAATGTGGTCATCTAAAAGGTCTTGATAATATGAAGATAAACTACCAACAGTCCCTGCTGTGATTTGTGCTTGAAGATATTCAAATAGGACAGTTCCTAATAAATTCTTTAAGTATTTATCCTGTGCAGTTCTTACAAAAGGCAATAAAGCATCTGCATCAATTGCACCTTGTAATGGTGAGTTCTTTATAATATCATTTCTGTTTATGAATAATGCGTAGCTCATATTATCTAAATATTTCGTATTCTTTATTGTTTAAATTCAACATAGAAAATCCTTCCATTTCTTCTGTTGGTTTCGGTTCTATTATCGTTTGTTCTGCAGTATCATCAGTTGTTGCAGGATTTTCCATTGCATCATTTGTTTCATCTTCAACCTGTGCAACCGTCTTACCAGTTTCTTCTGCAGTTTGAGATAAGATTACTAATGGAGTTAATTGTTCAAAGTATAATCCCATATCATCCCATCCACCTTCTGTCAATGCATAATCTAATGCATTTAATATTAAGTTTTGGAATGGAGAGATTGTCATTGTTTGCATAATAGAGAATGCTGTTTTCATTTCCTCACTTTGAGAAGAGAAACCATTATTTTTAGTTCTTATACCAAATAGTAATGGACTGGTCACTCTATGTGCAACTAATATTCTATCTTGTGTGTATTCTGCAACATAATCATACTTCTCATGCAAATTAGGAATATCAATAATATCCAAAGTAGGTTTAGTATTCGGGTCATCGTTAAATGATAACATAAATCTACCTGCGTTATCTGTTCCTGTAAATTTAGCTTGAACTAAATCTTCTATTGTTTGTCTTTCTTCTGGTGCTGGAACTCCATTATTAAAATTAATCATAACAGATGGTAAGAAACCATTGATGATATTATTAAAATGTAAATTACTAATCTCACCTTCTGAAATACTAAATTGCATTGCTGCAACCCAATCAGGTAGGGAATAATAGTATAAACCTGGACAATAATGTTTGATGTAAAGGATTTCCATTTTATCTTTAGATGTTCCAAAAGCAGGTATTTTCTTTTTATCTTTTACCTTTCTCTGGTCATCCCAATCAACACAATAATAATAGTTTTCTATTCTTGGATTAGAATATATCTTTTCTGCTCTCAAATATTGAACAGGAATATGATACATCTTAATTATTTTAGTATGTTCATCATTCCAATAAACTTGATATGCGGCATTACCAAATAATTTTAAATCAAATGCTACCTTTTTAGTTTCTTCCTGTGGAATTAATTTTTGTAATACATCGTTCTTTACTAAATCCTTTGAATATAATCCTTTACCATATACTAAATCAGCAATACCTTCTATACAAGCATTGTTAGTTGTTGATACATTATATGCAGTTGTCACTGCACTAAAAAAGTCGTCATGTCCATAAACACCAAAAGGCACCCACGAATAACGAGTTTTAGTATCTTCCGTTATGATTGGAAGAGAATTATTATTTACATTAACGATTGAAAATTGTTGTTTACCTTTCATATTAGTTCATTATAATATATTTGTTTTCACTTTCATGTGAAACATATTGTGTATTTTGATTTTCGTATACTGCTTTATCAACACTTTGAGATGCGTATACTTGCCAGCTACCATGCCAAATATCAATTGATGCACTACCTGATTGATTGTATAGAACTGCACGATATTCATCACCTACACTTGCAGTAGCAATACTTGCAGTGAATGATAACATACTTTCGTATGCAGAGTAAGATACCTCACTCATAGATGCAGTAAATGTGTTTAATCCCATCATATCAGTCAACGACATAGTAAATTGATTACTGCCAGTTAACTCTGTCCTAATTGTGTATGAGTTGGATTGAGATATGTAATATGCTAGCATTAGCTTGTTTTTATATATAATAAACAATCATTTTACTAATAATAGTTAAATAAAAAAACCCCACTCCGTTAAGAGTAGGGTTTAATATTTTATCAAGTGTAATACTGAATTATGCAGATGCTCCGTAAACTACCGTGTAGTTTGCAGTTAATCCTGCTAAAGCGTTTGAAGTAGAAGAGCCTGAAAGATACTGAGCTGGGAATTGTTCTTGTCCTGTGAAAGTTAAAGAGTATCCGTAAAGGTCTCCTAATGCTCCACCAGTTTGAATTGT